GTGTCGGGCCACGCGTGAAGGCGGGGGGGGTCTAGGAGACTCCTTAGAGGGGGTATATGGGCCGTTTTCATCGTGCGTCAGGGGCAAGGCGGGGGCGGGCCTGCTTATGTTTGTCGCGTCTGGCATTAACGTGCGGGAACATTCCGACCGCGTCAGAGTTCACGGCGCGTTGGATTTCCTTTGCTCGGCTACGCATCCAGAAGTGTGACCGTCCATACATCTTCCCGATCGTGCGGGAGTCCAGGCATCCGGGCAGGGACAGCGCCCACCTCACCGTCTCGACGTGACGACGGAAGGCGAAGTTGTCAGTCGCGGCCAGCGCGTCGATGAAGCCCTTGAGCATCACGCCCACATGATCGCGGGAGATGAAGGCCTCGGTCTCCTTGCGTAGGTTGTCAACATCACGCGTAGACCAGGCAGGATGATTGGCATCGACTTGGAAGACGTGCCGAGACTGCGACATCTCGCGGTAAGGCAGCACGCCGTTCTCGCGCATCTTCTCCTGCACCTTCTTGGGCTGGGCAAAGAACCAAGCGTCAAAGCTCTTCGCATCCCTAGCCGGAGCAGAGAGGTCGTTGATGCTGGCCTTGGTCACACGTCGTAGTGGAAAGGATATTACTCAGCGGGCAATGAGCAAAAGTCAGAGCACCCTTAGCCTGCCCTTCAGGTCTTTCACCTGATAGTTTGTGTAGCGCTTAGACTGACGATTGAACGAGCAATCAGCATGACGCATGACGTGGCCGGCAAAGGTGTCTGGAGTAATCCAGATAAGCGGTTCGGTCGGCACATAGCGCTTGCAATGTTCGATGACTTCCTTGCGGGTCATCTGTTCGGGGAATGTCTTAAGAGCCTTGAGGATAAGGCTGTCTAGTTCTTTGCTGATTTTGCTCATGGTTAGATGTTCTGGGAAAGGTTGAGGTAAGCCATCCGGTCATCGTCATAGCGGACGAGGCCTTGGCGGATTAGCCTAGCCAGGACGGACTGAGGCTTGGTGTCGCTGAACTGATCCATGCACTTGGTGATGCCGGTCATCAGCTGCTCCTTGGTCAGATATGAATCGCGGTTGCCTAGCCAGTTAGCCCACCAGTGTTTGTTCCTGGTTGCCTTGTCTCGCATGGCCTTGGCTCCGGCCTTGGAGCGTTTGACCATGCGTTCGCGGTCAGTCTCCCAGAGTTTCTTCATGCGCAAGCGGAACGCGATCTGGCGTCCGACGTTAGGGTTAGGGTTTCTCATTGGGTTGGGTGGTAGGTGTATTTTGCATCGTGGGTGAGGGCCGCCCTGCCGTAAGGCTAAGGGCTAGGCATCTCACTGTTCTACGGCTTATCCCGAAGGGATAGCCTAGAACCATGCATTGTTTAAAGGTTTGTTCGAAGGGTTGTGTTAGGGTTTGTCAGAGATTAGCCAGAAGTCAAACGAGAAAGCCCTTTAGGGGCGTTTTGGTCTCGGATGGCTACGAGGATACCAACCAACCAGCCTTAACGCCTTGTAGAGGCCTTGGCGGGTCTGGAATCGGTATCCGCGTCAGTAGGTTGGGAGGGGGGCTGGCTGTATTCCCAGCGGATGACCCCCTTCTCGGCGGCGTGGCGGATGTGAATCTCGCCCTTAAACTGCCCTTCGGAGTCTCGGAGGCCGGCACGGCCACGGCGCTTGGTCAGGCCGAACTTGTAGATCGGCTCGTCGCCCTGGCAACGGAAGAGGACGGCGACCTCGCGGAAGTAGTTGGTGAACTCGGATGACCCTAGGCCCGCGTAGGCTAGGTCGGCGACGGTGTGGCCTTCCTTGTCACTGGCGGCCTTGGGCTTCCCGGTGTGGTGCATGGCGACGAGGACGGCGCCTGTCTCGAGCAGGATCGGGGCAAGATCATGGCGCAGGAACTTGGACGCCTGCTCCTGATCGGAAACGTCGATGCCAGCGAAGGAGAGCAGCGGGTCGACGAACACGATGTCTGCCCGGTGTTCGCGGACTAGGTCGGCTAAGGCGGCGGTAAAGGCCGTGCCTGTGCTGACCGTGTCTCGGAAGATGGCTAGGGACTCGCGCAGCTGGTCACGCTCCTGGCTGTCGAGGTAGGCACCTGCCACGACGTCCTGCAAAGCCTCGGACACATCGCCCGCGTCATTCTCGGCCTGAAGGATGATGGCCCTCAAGGGTCGGGCTGGCTTGATGCCGAAGAAGTCACGGCCTAAAGCCCAATGGACGGCGGCCTGCATCATCAGGGACGACTTGCCCGTGCCGGACTGACCGACGATCAGGAGTGAGCCGCCCTTGCAGAGCCAGCGGTTGCCGAGGACGGTGTTGGGGTCGTCCTTGCGGTCGAAGGCCATGAGGTCGTCGAAGGCCATGCGCTTGGGGCCGTGCTTTACCTTAGACCCCTTGCGCTTGTCGGCGAGGCGGGCATAATGGTCGAGCAGCGTGTCCGGGTCGGTGGCAGACGCGGCGGCGGCAGTGGCGGCTCGGAGAAGGGCGGCGTCGGCGATGAGCTCGACGTGCTCAGGTCGATAGGTGCCTGACCCTGCGTCGCTGACCAGGAGCGAGACGGAGGACGCGTCAATGGGCGAGCGCATGGCCCGCAACTTCTGGCTGACGGTCAGTTCGTCACCGGGTGTTCCGTCTACCTCGAGCGCAAGGATCGCGGCGGCGATGTCTTGGTGGGCGGGCTCGAAGAAATCGGAGGGCTTGAGTTCATCGGGGAAAGGGAGCGCGTCACGCAGAAGCACACCGAGGAGGTGGCGTTCCGCCGGCACGTTGTTCGGAGGGGTCATGGAAGAGAGGGTTGGGGTTTGGGGGCGTGGGTGCCCTTGGTCAAGATGCTTTGCTTAGGATGCGGTCGAGGTCGGCCTTGCGGTAATGTTTCACCGGGCGAGGTATGCGGAACAACCGGCAAGGGATGTCCATGCCGTCGATGCGGTACTGCACGCCGCGGACGGTGCGGCGCTTCATGCGGGCATACTCAAAGAGCGTGACCCAAGGGGCGGGCACCTTCGGGCGCAGTAGCTCGAGGGCCGCTAGGTGTGCGTCTGCCCAGGTCTTGAACTTGGGCGAGAGTTTGTAGATCAGCCGGCCATGCGGGATGCGCTTCTCTTGGGCGAAGCCGGCCCTGACGATGTTCTCGATGGGGCCGCGTGTGCCGGACAGGGTCTTGAGGCCGAGCAGCGGGACGATGTCCTTGCTCTTGATCCAGCCGGCGGGCACCTCGAAGACGTTCTCCTGACGTAGGGCGTCGATGAGCCCAGCGGGGTCGAAGCGCTTCATCGGGCCTTCGGAGTGAATACCTTGAGGTCGGTGGTCCAGACCCATCGGTTGCCGACGCGGTGGACGAGCCAGACCTTCCAGTCCGTGCCGTCGACCCAGCCAGCGGCGAAGCCTGAGCCCCAGCGGGATGTCGCTAGGCGGTGCGATGCGTAGGCCATGGCGTCCTTCTGGCAGAGACAGCCGGCGGAGAAAGCGGCCCCGCCTTCGGCCTTGGTCAAGTTGACCTGGGCGAGCGTGTGCGTGTGTCCGTGGATCAGAGCGCCGCCGCGGTCTGCGTAGTGCTTGCCCTGCTCTGCGGTGGCGTTGAGGCCGTGGGCATAGCCGTGGATAAAGGCGACTTGGCCTAAGCGGTAGACGCCCTTCTCGGCGTGGTAGGGCAGGATGGTCTTGGCTCCGCAGCTCTTCGCGGCGGTCTTGATGCGGGCCTCGAGGTCGGCGCAGTAGTCGCGTACCAGGGCGGAGCCGGAGGTATGCTGGAGGGCTTGGGCGCGGTGCTCATGGTTTCCCATCAGGTAGACCGTGGGCTTCGTGCGTTCGAGAAAGGCTTCACCGGCCTCGATGTCCGAGATGAGGGACTCAGCGCCTTCGGCATCCTGTCCGGCTCCACGGCGAAGCGATCGGAAGTCAAAGCAGTCGCCGAGGTGGACGCGGACGGTCGGCTTGTAGTCCTTGATGAACTCGACGAGGGCCTCGACGGCGTTCTCGTCGGCCATGTCGCCGTGGTTATCGCCGAAGGCCACGAAACGGGTCGGGGTGCTCACTTCGTTGAAAGGTATGGGATGGGCTTGCCGGCATCGAAGGCCGCGAGCATCTCGTCACGTCGGCTGCGGGCCGTGGTCAGGTCGCCGCCGATGTTCTCGACGATGTCCTTGCCGCGACGACGCAGGCGGAACCAATAGCAGTCGCCGAGGCGCTGAAGGTGGTGGTTCGGGTTGTCCTTCACGTTGCGCTCGGACTTACGCTGTCCGTGGCAGACGGTATACTTCGGGCAAGCGAGCAGGAAGGCCACGCGCTCAGGGGGCAGGCCGACCTTGCGGGCCCACGCCAGAGTCTCAGGGGTCAGAGTCTCCATGACTTGGCGAGTAGCCGACCCTCCGACATGATCTGGTTACGGGCGTCAGGCTTGAAGATATACTCCTGGTCGAACAGGTGGGCGGCGCGTATCTCGGCGATGCTGTCGAGCTCTTCGTCGTTCGCGGGGCCGACGCCGGCGGTCGAGACGTAGACCGTGCGGACCTTCCATCCTTTCTCCCAGAGGATGTCCTGACAGACGCGCAGCTCGTTGATGTAGCGCCAGTCGGAGCAGACGACCGTCTCGGGGGAGGGCTGGTCGTGGTGCTTCATCACCGGGCACCAGTTGGCGAAGTGGCGGGCGAAGACGTCCCGATCCATGCGCCGTGCGAACTTGCCTGCGTGGACGAGGAAGTCGCGGTTATCCACCTTGAAGTCCTCGCGGAAGAAGTCGCCTTCAAGCCCGAGGTAATCCATGTAGTGGTTCGCGGCCTCCTTGAGGGCGTCGGCGAAGTTGATGTTTTCTGCAGGCCGAGTAGACCATTCAAGAAGGCCACTTGCAAGCGTGGTCTTACCTGCACGGGCGAACCCAGAAATTAACACAAGTGTTGGAGCAGACATTTTATTATCGTTTGGCATGGGAAAGGACATTGATGCAGACGGCCATGAACTCGTCAACAGTCATGTCGTTCTTGCATTGGTTGACCTCCGGGGCGAGCCACTGGAGGTTTGAGGGTTCATTCATGCCGCCTTTTGAGACAGGGATGATGTGATCCAGTTCAGCGGACCTATCGAGGTGTTTGCCGGTCATAGCGCACCGGCCTCTCTGCTTGTGCCAGAGCCAGAAGATTTGATAAGTCAGAGAGTCAACACAACCCTCTTTTGTTCTACTAACTGTCCGTCTTGCCCTTGAATAAAAAAATCGTGAATCCCTCCACGACTTGTTAGATTTAAGTATCCTACTCTTGTTCTTTTCGTAGTAATCACGGAGGTAGACTTTGTTCTCATCTCTCCATTTTTTGTTATACTCGCTCCGTTTTTGCTTATTTTTTGCGTACCACTTTTTGCAAGCAGTACGCAGTTGTAAGGTTCTATGTTCAGAAACCATATGAGTTAGAAGGGCGGGGCTTCGGTGTGGGACTCAGGCACGATGGGCTTCTGGCCGCCCTTGGGGAACGTCAGCTTGTATTTGAACTGCGGCTTGCCGTTCCACTCGCCGTTCGGGATGGCCTCGACGCCGATCAGGCAGGTCTTGCCGCAGGCGGGTTCGATATACTGCATGAACTCGGCAGGGGTCGCGTCCAGGCGCAGCTCTTCGGTGAACTTGCCGGAGAACTTGCCGATGAGCATGGCGAGAGGCTTGCCATACTTGGAGCCGTAGGACTTGCTCAGGCAGTTGCCCTGGTCATCGAGGAAGAACAGGCGGGCGGAGGATGTGCCGTCCTCGTTGTGCTTCACCTTCTCGAACTTCGGCTTGATGAGCTTCAGTTTGTAGGTGCCGTTCACTTCGATGGACTTCAGAGGGGGGCGGTCGTTGTTGGGTTCCATGGTGGGAGATTAGGCGAAGGAGATGTTGGTCGCGGCGCTGGGCTTGGCGGCGAGGTCGATGGTGGTGATCTCCTTCTGGTAGCCGGGCCACTCGCCCGACGCGGTGCAATCCTTGTAGAGTTTGATGGCGCGCTCGAAGTCAAAGGCGGCGTTCGTCATCAGTTCCGGCCCCAGCTCATAGACGGCGGTCGCATAGGGCGGCTCCTTCTCGACGGCGATGAAGCGGAAGCCGAGCACGCGGCACTTGTAGGCGGCCTCGACGGCGTGCCGGTAGAAGTATGCCTGGAGGTTATAGCGATACTTGCGGACGGCCTGAAGGAAGCCGTGCGGGCTGGCGTCTTCGCAGGTCTTGAGGTCGTAGATGTAGCCGTCGTCGGAGATGCCGTCGATGGCGCACTTGACCAGGGTGTCACCGAGGAAGGCCGTGAACATGACCTCGGTCTTCGAGAGGACGATGCCGTGCTCCTTCATGCAGCCGATCGCGGCGTTCGAGACAGCGTCGACCAAGGCGCCTTCATCGGCGGTCAGGATGGCCTTGCCTTCGTTGGCGGTGACGAACTCGGCCCACTCGGCCTTGCCTTCCTTCGTGCGCTTGTCGACTTCGGGGGCGATGGCGTGCGTGGCGTTGTAAGCGTCCAACCCTTCGAGGGCGAGCTTGTGGACGGCGGTGCCGACCCGGAGAGCCTTGGACTCTTCGCGGGTGCGGGCGAGATACGCCTGGTAGTGAGCGGGGGACTTGAGCAGTTCCTTCGCGCCGCTCTGGTTAAGCGCTTGGATGCCGTCATAGATGACGCGTTCGGTGATGAGGTCGGGCATTGGTATTCGGTGTTTGGTGTTCTGGGTTGTGGTGGGAAAGGTCAGAGCAAGGCGATGATGGCCTTAGCCTGGGCGGGCCGGCGGCGTTCGATGGCGGTCAGGCACATCGTCGAGCCGACGGCGAAGCGGGAGCAGGCGACCGGGCGATTGCCGTAGGTCTTGCACTTGCCGGAGCCGGAGAGGTGCGGGCATCGGCTGGGCAGTTCGGCGAAGGTGCGTCCGACGATCTGGAAGACGGAGCCGCGGGCGGAATAGAACTCGGTCGTGGTCGGGCTCGCGTCGATGGGCAGGAGGATGCTTTCACAGCACGCTCCCTTGCAGAGTTCACAGGCTGTCATCTTCGGGGCTGGACTCTTCGACGCTGGCAGAGATACGGCGGACATCCTCGAGGGCTTTCTCCGCGGCGTTCTCCATGGCTTCGAGCGTGTTCCGCAGGACGCGCAGCTGTACGACCAGGACGTGGACGCGGTCGTGCAGGGGCTTCACGGCGGCGGCCTCATCAGCCGTCTCGATGTGATCGGAGAAGACTTGCAGCTCGGTGATGGCGGAGCGGTTGAGGTCGGACAGCGTGATGATGTCGGCGTCGTGCTGTTCGTAGCGTCCGGCGATGTGCTGGACAGTGGCTAGCGAGCCGGTGATGTTCTCCACTAGGCGCTTGATGTTTTCGCGGTTGGTCATGAGCGGACGGGCGTGAAGGTAAGTTCCTTTATCTCCCCATTAGGGGCAAGCGTAAAGAAGCGGACGTTTGACCGGGACAGGGACGGGTAGGTCTTGCGCTTCCACGCGTTGAGGTCGGTCAGGAAGTCGGCGTGCTTGCGGGCGGTGAACTCGACGTAGGGAAAGCCGTCCAGGAACAGCAGCAGGGCG